TTTATTCTGCTCAAGTTCTGAGAAGCTCTCATCTCATCTCTTGAACTTGTAGCAATCACAACAAAGCAAGGGGGATTAGGATTAAGAACATCTTCTTCATAATAATTCCTAATTTCTCTCTTATTTTCAGATTGAAATTTCTTCAAGACTTCAATGCAATTTAAGACAGCATTTCTAAAATAATTATTTTCATCTCTAAAATCTATTGCTGTCATTGATTACTTCCCCACTTCTTATCAATTTCCGCCAATACTTCTCTTTCGAGATAATCTAGGATTAATTCTTCTTCTCCGCCTTCCATTGCCAAATATCCTTCTTCCGGAATAATCCCTCTCTGTTGAAGATAATTAAAAAATATGTTTGGATAACCTCCCCATCCAGGAACTTCTGCAAAAGCATCGGCGTTAATATTGTAAGCAAAAGTTCCGTTTTTAATTCCAGAGTAGCCAGCAAAATTTCCTGTTCCAATTGTTACTCCAGGTTCTTTTGATTCTCTAAAATCATCAACAAACGTAGATGTTCTTTTTCCTACTCGAGAACCAACTAAAGGAACCTTCCAAGCTCCTCTATGAGTCTCAACTCTTTTTCCTTTTTTATTAGCCCTTTTTCTCCATTCCTGAGTAGATTTAGATACACTAAATCTTGTAATATGGGTTGCTCTATTTCTTGCAAATTTCTTTATTTCATCTTCTACATGATTCCATATTGTTGGAGGAAAGCTTTCAAGTTTTCTTAAGAACTTTCTTCCAATAGTTAAATCTTTAGGATCAAATTCAATTGTGAATCCAAAATTTTCTAACATAGCTATCTCTCATACTGCTTATTTTTCGGATCACTAAGTTCATCTATTTCAACAATTCCTTCATCAATGCCTTCTACTCCTATTTCGGTTATTTTAGCTGCTCGAGATTTCCATCTTGGTCCTATTCCATGCCCTAACAAGTATTCTCCTAAAGTATCTTCAGCAGAAGTTTTCCATTTTTCAACAGGAGATTCTCCATCTATAGACATTCCTGCATATACTGAATTGAAAATGTCGTATGCTGTATACCGGATACAAGCAAATTGAATAGCCTGAGGAAGTTCGACACTTGTACTGTCGTAATATAAAGCATTACTAAGAGCTCCAAAAATCTTTTCAAGTCTTGCATTTATTCTCCTAGTTGAATCTACTATGTATTGATGACCGTCGTCCTCACTGATATCTGAAGCTGCGGTAATATAATACTTGTCTCCAGTTATTGCGGCTCCACTCCAGTTGTCTGCGGGAACAGAAAATCTATCAGTTGCAATAAATTCTGAAAATCTATTACCTGAACCAAGATTTCCTACAACATCACCACTAACATCAAACGAAGTAGAATCTGTAAACTCAAACGTATAAGTTTCATGCTCGGCAAATGAATCTACAAAATTAACACCACTTAACGCAATTGTCCCAAGATTATTTGGACTCGCCTTTAGATCTTTATACGCATCAGAGAATCTTATTTTAGATTCTCTATTTGAAATTGATCTTAAAAGCCTTTTAACGTCTGAAATCTCACAGTAAATCCTGCCCATTGGCTATTCTTCTTTCTTAAGTTTTTTTCTCTCTTCAATTTCTTTTTTAACTTTCTCTTTTTCTTCTGGAAGAAGCAGCCTTATATTTCCGGTTTTAAGTTCTTTTTTTGCGATTTCCTTTGGGAGACCAATCATTTCCCCTATACGAGGAGTGAATGACTGGCCTCCCTTAAACCCAGGAATTCGATACAAAAGGTTATTCTTAATTACTACAACTCTTACTTTAGGCATCTTTATCCTCCTTGATATCTAGCTATCAGAGAATTTTTAGTTATGAAGAACGTCACTAATCATAAGATACGAAGTTCCATCCTGGCAAAATCTGAAGCCATAGGTAGAATCAAAATACATTCTCCCTGCTTTTGCTACAGGAGTAGTCGCCCTTGGTTTAAGCGAAATAAAGTCCATCTTTGTTCCGCCCCACAAGTATCTTGCATCTCCCATTGTTTTCTCCTTTCTATCTAGATTTGATCAGAGATTACCTCAACTCTGAACCTTAATTATTAAGGCTCTAGCGAAAAAAAAATTTTAATCGTCAGCAGATTCTCCAGTACTCACTCTCTTGAACATATACCCCGCACTTGAATTGGTGATTTTCGGAGAATAAATTTTGTTCACCTTAATGAACTCACCCTCCCGATCATCATCTCTCCAACGAACAACTTTGAACCCTCTACTTACAAAGGTTCGGCCAAGAGTCAAGTTATCACCGGGATTGATAAAGCAAATAGGAACACGATACTTCATGATATACTCATAAGTTGCCGTCTGACCTTCATCAGCAGAGTTCCACAGCCCATCGGCAATGATAACTTTCATCTTTCGAAGAGTAGCTGGCAGAGCATCGCCAGAAATCAAGTTGGCAGTATTGTACTTGAGGATTTCTCTGATTACGGGGTCCTGAGTAATTGCTTCAGAAACTTCCGTAGTAAAAGAAATCTGGTTGGGTCTCTTCCCAATTGCTTTCGAAATAGTAACGATTGCAGTAGAAAGATTTCCAAGAATATCAGGATCGGTTCCACTGATCCAAGCAGTTGTGGATGTAAGGTTAGCATACAGACTTCCGGATTCCAGACCAGATGTTCCTAGAATCAATGCCCAGATATCAATCTCCTGAGAAAGAAGAACTTTTTCGGTCAAGAAATTTGTTACGTCAATTTTCGGACGCACCGGAGCATCAGCATTCTGCATGGCCCTGTCAGTTACGATATCTTTTATAGCTCTTTCATACGTAGAGTATGTTCCCTCATCGTAAGACAGAGTCGCTTCTTCTGTGATAGCCCCGTCAGCTTTCTTGGGAGCACCCTTGAAGAATCCGTCCTTGTTGAAAATCCGGTACTTATCAGATTCTTTCTGCACCGGATATTCGGGAAGATACATACCTCCAACAAACTCATTGTTCGTATAACGAACCGCCAAGCCTGTTAGAAATTTGTCATCCCGAACATTACCCTTCATCACATTATACATTAAATATCACCTCCAGTTTATTTTTTTAGATTTTGTGTTCTAAAACACAATTGACTTAGGTTACGAAAGTGGTTCCGGACTTCATGAGAACCGGAATAATGTCTCCATCATCACCATCGTTAAGGGCAATTCCAAGACATCCTCGAAGAACTGCACCGCCAGAAAGAGTAATTGGTTGAATCATGCCAACTTCAGCATCATCAGAACCTACATACCCTCCTCGGCTAATTGCTTCGGCACACTCGCACTTGACAATAGGGCCACATGCAACAGGGACCATCTGTCCGTTTTGAGCGTCAGAAAGAGCGACTCCTATAACGGCAGTAGTTGTCGTAACGGTATGAGCTTTAATTTGTCTTAAAGCTGTCCCAAGCTCTACAACATCTCCTTCGAGAATAGAGAGAAGACTTTCCATTGCGCCCTTATCGGATCCGCCTCTATCATCACTTCCTTCTGCCAAAAAATTCTGGACAAAATCATTAGGACTCCATCCATAAGTAAAACCAGTTATTTCGGTAGGTAATGCCATACTTTTTTCACCTCCTTATTTAAAAATTTTGAATTTTAATTATTGTTAAAAAATTTACTGGCTATTCAACAATCTTACCTTCTTTTGAGAAGCGAATCAGTGCCTCTTCGAAGGTAATCCCTTCTTTCTTGGCACGTTCTTCAACGTCCTCGATCTGAAGTTCTTTTGCAGATCCCGTAGGCGTAATCACAGATTCAGATAGTTCAGAATCCGTAAACCGATGCTCTCTCGGAATCGATTCAAGAATAAGCCCAACTACATCCAGGAAGGATTTCTGAACTTCCTTTTTGGCTTCGCCTTCTCCTTCTGAAAGTTTTACGGAGAATTTCTTAACATCTTCCGAAAAAATCATGCTTTTGATAACTTCGATAGTGCTAGGAAAAGCTCCCAATTTGCGAAAGTCTCCGAGTTTCTTTTCTACAGAAATCTGATACTTATCTTCATGAAGAACTTCATTGGACTTCATGAGACTTTTAACAGTTTCCGTAAGAGCTTTAACATCATCAGAAAGCTTTTTGGTTTCCTTGTCTTTGTCTTCAAGCTTCTTGTTCGCTGTTTTAAGCTCTTCTTTTGCAGAATCCAATTCAGCTAAAGTCTTGGTAGCATCCTCGTCTCCGCCTTCAGAAAGTTCCTTTACCGCAACAGAAATTTCATCCAACTTAACAGCAAGTTTATCAAGCTCTTCTTTTGAAGAACCATCTTTCTTTTCCTCGAGCTCTTTAATCTTGGTTTTGATGGACTCTTGTTCTGCTTTCAACTCCTCTAAACTTTTCTCCATTGATCCTTTCACCTCCTTTAATCCATTAGAACTACCATTATCACCACTATCCACTATTTCCTCAAGTTGAATAACTTCGCCAGTCTCACTTAAAGAAACTGGCAACATTCCTTTAATAAACGGCCTGTTCGTTATCGCTCCTCCTAGAATAGTGGGTCCATGTGAAATTTTACTTTCTCTTTCAACAAGATTTCCTTTTTCATCCAATTCTTCTGTAAATTCATATTCGACATAATCATCTGTATACTCAACCGAAAAATACTTGAATTCCTTTTTCTTAAGGGCATCCTTTCCTCTTTCAGTAAGAGTAACAGTTGACATCAAATTCTGCCCATCAATAAAGGTCTTACTTACCCATGCTGCTGCTCCAAAATCAGGGGTATGCCTAAAATCAAAAGCAATCTCCGGATTAGGAATATCGGCTTCGAAATTTTTAACCATATTTTCAAAAAATTTTTGATCAAATTTCAAAGTCCCATACCAAGGATGTTTAAATTTCCCCATACGCAAGCATTGAATGTCTATTGATGGATTTTTTTCGCCGAATTGAATTGAATCGATAAAGGATTCTGGAACCATTGAGGAAAATCTTCTGAAAGGCGCTGCTTCTTGCTTCTTATTTTTTTCTTTCATACATCGATCCCTGTACGGCTGAATTCTTGAAATTATTTTTGAATCAGCTTTTTCGCCGCTTCTAGATTCATGCGCCAATTTCCAAGCTGCCAGTACTCCGGAAGAATTAACAGAACCATCAGAATTCCGGTAAGGATACTTCTTATTTTTCGGATCGAAAAAATGAGATGATGGAAGGTCTTTTCTTTGGGTAGGAGCACTCCAAGCGAGAAGAGCGTTTTCTTGAAGGTAGGTTTCAAACTCTTCAAACTCAAATGTTCCTTCCTCTATTTCCGCCAAAGAATCTAAAAAAACATCATCTAGCTTCCCTGACTTTTTCAAAGAAGCAGTACAAATAGCATAAGCTGAACTTTCACTTTTCCCTTGCTTTTTAAGCTTAGTGACACACTTTTCAAGAATTTCTGGAATCGCACTCACCTCCTTTACTAGTGGAATTCAAAAGCTCTAGAAGAAAACCCAATTATATTAGAGTACCATGCAGTTGTATATAAACAAAGAAAAAATTTTTATTTCAAAAAATTTATAATTTGCAAAGAGAGAAATCAAAGTAAAAAAAATTTTCTAATAAAAATTTATTAACTCTTGCTTTTTAGGATTTTGACTCCCAATATTTTTTAACAAATTCCCAGTCCGCTCCAGATATATATTTTTGATCGTAATATTTCAGTTCAGGAGGCGCAGGAGGAACTTCATTGTTTCTATACTTCCAGGAAAATCCATGTTCTGCATGGGTATGGCGAAACCCTAAAATTCTACACCAGTCTCCGCAAAGAGGTTCATGTAGTTGTTCATTTTTTGGATTTTCTAAAGAAACAACTTTAAGGCCAAGATCTTTGATAGCTTTTCCCAATCTTCCCTCGCAGTTTCCAAATTCTACACAAGACGCTTCATAAGCTTTAAGAGGAATAAAGTTATCTTGAAAATGCTTCATCATTGCCTGAACAGCTTCTGTTCTCCCAATAAATCCTGTAGAATTAAAGACCGGTCTTTCTTTATTCCACCATCCCGCAGAGATTAAATCTGCATCCTCAGATTTCATTAATTCTAATAACTCAAATATCCCTTCCGGATTTTCTATAATACAATCACCATTAGCAGAATAGATATAAGGAAAATCCTTCATTGCAGCTAACCCTAACCGGAGCAACCAAAAATATGGATATAGGACTCCGCCAAATTTTTGATAAGGAGAAAGAATGAAACAATTGACTTGATCAATTATATCTCTATTTGGCATTATATAATCCCATGTGGTATCTTTTCTTTCTGGATCGAAATAATTATCATAAGCTAAAGTGATCCATAATTTAGTTTTAGCATGAGATTCAACAGAAGCTTTGAGAAAAGCTCTATTGCCTGGATGACTCGTTAGAAGAATCCCTATTTCTTTTAGCCATTTAAAAGCTATGTGATGATCGCACCAAGTATATCTTCTGGATAACATTTTATAGTCTTTAATATCTTGCTTTGTCATATATGATTCTCTCATATCTACGCGTCGAAATCCCATAATTTTTCTCCTCATTTATTATAAATAGGTTCTTTTCCATACTCTTCTATGGGATAATACACTCTATCATACCAACTCGTTTCATTATGATCCCAAGCCTGATGCAAATATCTCCTATCTCCAGTTTCATAATACTTTAATAAAGAATCGCTGTAGCCAGAACAAGAAATTTTCATTAAATTAAGATCTACATATTCTCTATTAATTGGTTCCTTTCCCTCAACTAAACAGGTTATAAATTCTGAACCAAGATTTCTATATCCCACGAGATCTTTCCATGTAGAAGGTTGATTATACCTACTGTAATGATCAACAGAAGACTGATCTAATTCCATCGGCTGTACGGGTGCAACTTTTTCCCTTAGATTGAATTTATTAACCGCTTTTGTAAGAAGAATTTCAGGACTCCATGAACCAAGAATAGGCTGCTTTAAATGCAAAAATAAATAAAATAAAATTTTTAAGAAAGCTTTTCTTTTATATATTACAGCACAAGTATGGATATTGTTTGGCTGGGAAGAAATAGACATCAAATCATTCTCTCCAAGTTCTTCTTTAATACGATCCATCCCTTCTGGATTCTCCCAGATACAATCAGAATTAACCGTAAAGATGTATTTAAAATGCGGAAAACTCTTTACAACGCCTCCTGCATAGTATATAAGCCATAGCCATCCATTTCTTTTAGGATTATCAAAAGTCATATGTTTCATTAGAAAAGTATGAGGAAGAAGCATTATTTTCGGAGTTGGAAAATTCTGTGGAAACTTACTCTGATCCCATGGCATAACCGGAAAATCATATACCAATACAATATATGCTCCGGTTTTTCTGTAATTAGTTAAAGTCGCCTCCATTAAGTGAAGATGCCCCCACCATGAAGTTACAATAATCAAAGTATCTGATTTGAATGGAATGCTATTAAAATCAAAGCCAATGTCAATCCAATTTGGCCGAACAGAATAGTCGTGTCCAGAAGGGGTACTTTTCCATGGAATAATTCCAGCAATCTGTTCTTCAATTCTGCTTATCATTTCTTCCTTCCGCTTTCTTTATAGTGCGGAGCATCTTTTGAAATTTTTCTAACAAGAGTTAAACCAGCATCCCAGGCAGAAGTTGGAAAAGTAAAAATATCTAGATCTCCTCTTTGCTCCAACTTTTTTCTTAAAATATATCCATCCCCACTTCTTGTCTCGACAGTATTAAATTCGTCAGATGGATGGAGATCATGAAAGAAAATATACCCGTTATCAACAAGCAATGCAAACAGATTTTCAAAATCTTTTTCTACCTGTTCACACAGATGATCGCCATCTATAAAGCCAAGGGCAATAGACGAAAGAGAAATTTCCTTAAAAAATTGATCAGAAGATCCACAAAACATAAGATTTTTCTCATCAAAAAAATCAGGGACTGTAGATAGATTTTCATAATCAGATTTCTGAATATCGCAATGAAAAACTTTCCTCCCGTATTTCCGGGCAAGCCGAGTAAAATAAAGAGAACTTTCTCCTATTCCTATCTCAATAATGTTTCCTTGAGTATAGTATAAAACAAAATCCGCAAGAACTCCCATTAACCCCCATCGTTCCCATCCAAATTCTTTAGAAAAAGGAATTGGAAAATTATGCCAAGTTCCAATTCTTTCATAGAGTTCTTTAGAACCAGGGTGAACAGGATTATTTATATAATTCTTTATTTCTAATAACAAGAGCTTCTTCCTTCATTTCACAAAGAATCATAGGGCCAATTTGAAAAGTAATAGGTTCCTTAAAAAACTTTGACAAAAGAGCTCCGTACCTCTCATCATCATCACAACAATAAATCATTTTCCAAGATTTAAGCATAGAAGCCAGTAGAATATCCAAACCTCTTCCAACCTGATAAATTATAAGATATTCATATAATGGAAGAAGTTCGAACTTAGTAAATAAAGCAAGCTTTTCTTCTGCAATTCTTAGAATTTTTTCTCTACTAAAAGATTTATTATTTTCTAGCCTTCTTGGTATCAATTCAGACATATATCTCTCTTTCCCTATGTAAATAACTTTTGCCAATTCAATTATCAGCCAGTCTTCTACAAATCTGTCTTTGCCTTCTCCAACCCCCCTCTGGCCTTCTATCGGGAGCAAATCAAATTGAATAGACTTTATGAAATTCCCAATTCTCTCTTTATTAAGTTCCATTATAAAGTAACCTTTTTCATTACTGTCATTGAGGGGAAAATAGAATAGGTTCCATATATATAGTTTTCCTGTAAAAGCCTGTTTCTATTAATTTCTGGCCTTATTGGTTTCTTGTTATACTTCTTCATCCAGTCAATATTATCTCTTTCTTCAGAACCGCCTTCAAAAAGAATCAAGCCACAATGTCTCATTTTTGGTGTCCATTTTTCCAATATATCATTAAAAATATCTCCACTGTTACTTAGGTCCACATGCAATAAATCTACAGACTTATCATTGTAATCTTCATGCACAATAAAGGCATCTTTTTTATAGAGCGTCACAAACTCAGACAAACTAGATTTGTCTATTGTTTTCTGAACTTCGCTTTGAGTAGAATGCCTGTAGGGATAATCTTCCCATAAATCATATGAATGAAGATGCCCTGCTGAGCCATTCATTTCTTTTAACAAACATAAAGCCTTCGAGATAGCGACCGTGCTGTATCCTTCAAGCACTCCTAATTCTACCGCAATAGAAGGTGGAAACGCAATTACTGTATTATGAATAATTCCTTCAAAATTATTCTTAGAATATGAACTATACATTTCTACCATCCTTCGCGAATAGTGCTTACAATATATTCTCGATCTTCTTTTGAAACCCACCATCCAACGGGAATGCAGCAATACTTCGAATCTATCTCATCCATTACAGGAAGAAAATTATCCGCATAAGCTTCAGTACAGATATGCTTATCATTTCTCGAATGTACTTGTGAAACCATAATCCCTTTCTCTCCCATTTTTCTTGCAAACCCTGTCCTATCTTCTACAAGAACTGTAAACAGCCAATTAGAAGAAACTCTATCTGTCTTATTTTGAATTGGAAGAATTTCAGAAAGCC